AATTCACCTAAGAAGTCAGTATCATCGCCGATCAATCCTAGCAAAAGGGGATCACTGCGAAGGGCAGCAATCTCTATCTCTAAGATATCTTCGACGCGATGATATTCTTGATAAGCATGGGAAGACAGGAAAAAGTCATTTCCCTGCAATTCCCAATCGACTTGCTTACGGATTTCAGCAAGTCGATGTTGAAGTGTGCTTATCCTTTCTTCGATTGTTTCTGTCGGCACTGGGATAACTCCGAAACTAGGGCAAGTACCCCTAAAACGATTACGACCGCGCAGAATAGATAGAATGTCATTTACATTCCTCTCAGTCCAATAGTTCGTTGCAGTGCGAGAAGTCTTGTTTTTTCTCAGGATCGAAGCGTTCTCGCAGCAAAGCGTAGATTTCCTGCGTTTCTTCTTTAGTGAGACGCAAGAATTGCTCTTGACGTTTATCCCGAATGACGTAAAGCAGAACCGCGCCATCCGGTTCATCAAGAATGAATGTTTTCCTCATCTTGATTACTCCATAAGGGCGGTTGAAAAGTAACAAAATGGGACTAATCACTTAGTCCCAATGAAGTAACGTGCAAGCTGGAAATATAGCTTGCTTCGGTTTTATTCTTGGCGGCAACGTAAGCGCACCAATTGTTCCAGAGATATTCTGCACCGCCGAGGTTCTCGCACAATCGAATATAATTGATTATGAGCTTTTCCTTGGCAGTTTCTGTTTTCAGTTCTTTCGGTGTCCTGATACGCTTTAGACCGTACATATTCACGTTATGAGTATCAAGGCAACCGACACGACCAAAACACATTTGCAGAAAAAAGCCGGCTTTTGGTAAGCCGAAGCTTGGCAAGGTGGAAGCAAACGACATTCCAAGGAAATCGAATTCTTCCAGGGATATCGTTGCATCAAGCCACCATGCCATAAGCTTGTCATATACTCGCGTTCGATCAATACCAGATTGCCAAAAGGCATAAGCGTTACGCTTCATGCCCCAAAGGGCAGGACTGCGAGCGCCAAGCGTTTCGACACTGGCAAGGTCGATCTGTAGACGTGTTAGGGGTTGCTGAATTGACAACACTGCAAACAGCGCAACGCGCGCCATTGCAACCGGATTAGATCGCGCATACTGCGCAATTACCGGTTGATGTGTCGAAAACATTCAAGCGACCAGCCTGCGAGCCTGTAAGCACAAAGCTTCCAGGTTCCGTTTCCTTTGCAGATATGGGGCAAAGTCGATGATTTCGGCCTCGCGTCCATACAGTTTCGCCTCGCACCAAAAGTAAGCTAGTTCATTCTCAGTATAAGTGCGAGGAAACCGGATGATGTTGTTTTCCATAGTATCCTCCATTTAAGCCTAGTCTTAAGGCTTAAAGATGCATCCTTTCGATGCATCCTAAAGCATTAAGCGTCCTCATGTTCAGCGAAGTAATTCGAAACGCTGCCAAGGCATTTCGGTTTTAGCAGGGTTTCCCCTTCGACCGTGCAACCAGGGTATTCTTTACGGGCCAAAAGAGAGACACGCCAGCAATGCGCTGGAGTGAAACACTTAAACTGGTCAGTAACGATACCAGCAGGATCGCGAACGGTAACACGATAACCAATGATATCCTTTTGGTTTACGTGTTTCGCTTGTTCGAATTTCTCATACATTGCCGTCACTCCAAGTGCGGAAAGTATTTCGACTTTCGGCACAGTTCGCAGTTACAATCGTCAGGCTCGACAGCTAACTGCCAAGTGTAAGCAGTCCTACAACCACACAAGGTTTTGCGATCTTTTGGAAACTTGTCCTTAAGATCGCCTGTAACCATGTAGTGAACCCTTCGATTTGTATAGTATGGGTCCTGTCTCAGGATGTAATCCAGACCGAACATTGCTTTGTTTCCTTAACAATGTTCTGCAAATACTTCATTCAGCATACCAGCATCAAACAAACGCTGGTATTGACGCTGATAGCAGCCTTGCAGACCGTACAACAGACCAGTCTTTTCAAGCTTGATGAACATGGCAATTTCATCTTCCAAAGATAAATCGCCATTTTCCCATGCTATCATTTGACTAAGCATGTCCATTTTTACTCTCCGCAATATCGAAGCCTATGCGAAGCATAGTCTTTCGAAGATCATCAGAGACAACTTCACTATCGGCTAAGGTTTTACCTAGCCGAAGGCTACCACGTAGCCCAACGTAGAATTTCGCCCCGTGAATTGTAGCAAATACACTGTGAGTATACTTGCCACTTTCACCGCCAGCACTTTGCAATTTGACGTTGCTAGTGTTAGCAGCCAAGCAACGACATATTGCATCATGGTTTTTATCAGGTTTCATGTGATACGACATGATTTCCTCCAATTAAGCCAATAAGGCTTAAAGATGCAGCAATGACTAATCACGCTGCATCCTAAAGACTTATCTTTCGAACAGGTCTTTTATTTCCTTCCAGGCATCATTCCCGAATAACTGGGAAAGTCTAACGCCGACAACCTCAACATCATCCTCATCTTCCAAGGCTTCGTGCAACCTTGCTTGGATGATCTTTGTTTCTTCTCTCTCTTGTTTCCTTAGTTTCCTGTCTCTCTCGTAAGCAACGGCCCATTGCTCAGTCCAAGTGCGACTTGGAATTCGCACCAAATACTTAGGACTAGACCATGGATCATTGATTACTGGCGTCAGAGTGCCGTCAGGATTGCGTCGCACCATGATATTACCATCGTGCAAGTCAAAGCCTACAACACCGAGACAACGACGATACAGCTTGTCCTTATACTCACAGAATTCCTCTGAAAGTGTGGTAGTATGCCAGCGATTGCATTCTCCGATTTCTTTGATTTCCCAATGAATTTCACTTATCGGGCGCTCATATTCACCGAGTTTCTCAGAGATACAATACGCTGTCGTTTCGTTTCCTCTTGTCGTCAGCCAAATTGCCTTGATGCGCGGCAAATAGATACTGTCCAAACGCTTGCACAGCAACCACCACCGCAATGTCGGCAAGTGTGGATAAGTGAAAGGCATAACTTTCAAGACCCATTTCCCAAAAAACTTGTGGTTTGAAGGGAAATTGTACACGGTCTGAAAGCAACCACCACCGATCCTAGTGAAGTTTGTAGGATCAGGATCACAGGCGAGACTGTCTAGCTTGCGATGCAGTCTACCTGTCTTAGTTTCATGTATTGCTTTCGACATGGTATTCACTCCGCATTGCACAACTTAGCTGTCCAAGGGTATGGGCGACTGCGGTCAGGTATGCCGTTGATTACGGTAAACACCCAAAAGGACAGCTAAGTGGTGCAATGTTTCATTTACATTGCATCATTGTAACAAATTGACTAATGCGGGCCACCGCCCGCGTAAATAGGTCATCGAAGATTGATGCGGGATAAATTCCCGCTCGCACTTATTGATGTGTCCTGTTAATCCCTAAGCCATTACCCCTAGGGCAGGACTAAAACGCTTGCAGGTATACAAATTAGCAAAAGTTTTGCGATGGTGAGAGACGTGAAACGCTAAGGCTATGCTTCACTAGACTGCGTGTTAGCAGTCGTTAAGCGTGACAGCAAACCACGTTGCCAGTCACTATAGTCGCGAGACACAAGGCTTCACTAGCTGGAATGTAGGCTAAGGTAGGATATATTCACACTGTCGAACAACGATAGACATCTAACAGTGTTAGTCTATTCCTACCACACTACACTATGACACCGCACCCCATACGAAGGCCGAAACGCTGTTTTGTGGCCAGCTAGGGCCTAAGCCCACGGCGGCAAAGTCGCGTTGATTATCGTATGCCAGTAGTCTCTCAGAACGGTGTAAAGTTAGTCACCATCGCAAGCGCCAATCGGCGCAGCCACATGGCGATGCAGAGGACGATACGACCGTCATGGCCATGTGTGCGAGTTCGCATACAAACGGCATCGCCTGCTGCCGTCAATTTGCACGGGGCAAGCGAGACGGCTATCCCGTGGCAATCTTTCGGGGGGGATCACGGTGGCCAGTGCGCCCGAAAGTCTCAAACGCTCCATCTACTATAATGCGCCTTTCTGGCCATCATAGCAACCATCAAATCATTAACAATTTGTAATGTTCACATGGTCTATCATTTAGTGCCGAGGTAGACTGATCGGGCATCAATCTACCATGTGAGTGGACATATGCCAGTCCGGCCAGGATCAGAGGTATCATCACCAGTTAGGTAGAGTGATCGAGGATCAGTCTACCAAACGAGTGGGGAATACGGCTGTGGGCACCATCAAGCTACCAAGCGAGTAGGGTGATGGCATCAGGCTATCGAGTGAGTGGAGTGATCGCCTATCAGTCTACCCAACGAGTAGGCAATGTGTGCCAAGGTGGACGCAGGGATATCCCCAGTGTGCTTGTGGACTGATCGCCTATCAGTCTACCTGTTTGGTAGATGAAAAAATAGCAGTCTCGTTGCCTGTTTTGGAATAGGTCAGTAGTGCTGACCCATCGCCTGCAACCCTGCCATCCATGGGCTACCTCGAATAGTCCGGCAATGGACTATTGCGCCGCAGTGTGGCAACCCCTTGCCGTTGCTCGTTTGACGCTGGCAGCCTGATCGACCGTTCGCGCCGTCAAAATCGACCCCCCCACCGGGGGAAACGAGCTTGGCCGGGGAGAAAAAGAGTGCGTGAACATTTTGGTAATGTCACACATAGTATTAGTCCTTAAGCCACTCTCGGCGCTTTTGGCCCATCCTGCGTACCCCTAAGAACTTGTTCATTCTCTCATGGGCATCCAACTGACAATCGTATTGAATTTTCTCAACACAATCCCGAATACACTTCCCAATGAAGTCCACCGTATTGTACACGAAGTCATCCGGGCGTTGATATGGGTCCAGTTCCAGTTTCCATTCGATATTCCGCTGTCCGTTTTCCACTTTGACGATAACAACGGTCTTAAACACGTCAACCTCAGTGACCTTTGCTGTGATTTTGCACTCAAACAGGTCAAACTTGTAGTTCGTGTTGACGATTTTATCCCCCATATTTTCTAACATAGGCTCTAATCCTGTCCAAAATGTCTTCTGTGCCAATACCGACCCACTTGGCGGCAGCCTCGCAGTTGCCCAATAGTGTCCGATTGCAGTATTGACATAAAACACCACGTACCCTACCGGTTTCGTGATTGTGATCGACTGCTCGCCTTGTCATGTCCAGGTCCACACCGCATATTTCGCAGCGTTTGACATCCAGGAGACGATTTGCCTCGATTTCAGTTAGGTTATACGTCTTCTCCAGGTATCTTACCTGTCTCTGTCGTTTGTCCATTGGGTTCCTCTTGGTTCATTTGCGCCTTCACGAGGAATTCCAACGCATCCATGCGAGTAGTTAGGGCCTTCACCGCCTCCAGCAGGCTAGAATTGTAATCTATCTGTGATTTCATGGCGTTAGCGAGTGCCTGATGCATACCGGTCAGGACGTGCAGAAAAAGGTTGGCCCGGACGCACCAGGACCACAAATGCCCTAAATCCCACATTGCCAAAACGCCTCCCACTTAGAGATTTCGACCCTCCCGAGGGAGAGGCGGTGGGGGAATGGGAAGCTATCGGAACTGCCCCAGGAAACCCTAAAGGTCCAGCGGCTTTCCACAATAAATAGTCCCATTCCCCATCCTGGGGGAGGCGGTGGAAGCTATCGGAACTGCCCCAGGGACACATTTATGACCCCTCAAGCTTTCACAATAGTACCCTCACCGCCTCCATTCTTGGTTGCGGGGGCGGGACTTGAACCCGCGCCCTCTAGTTTATGAGACTAGCGATCTTCCTCTGATCTACCCCGCGTCAGTCTGTAGTGTCTCCGTCAGCTTCTTCCCTGGCGGTGACGTACATGTTCCGAAGGTCAACAATAGCTTCCATAATAGTATCACATCGTTGCGCTTGAGACATACGTTCCCAAACGCCATTCGTTTCAACAGAAGCCGAAGCTGCACCTTTTTCATTGAATGTCACCACAATGGCCGCACACCCCACCTTAGCTGATGGGCATTCGTTTCTGAACTTTTCTTCGAGGTCGATAATGTCGGTCATCAGGTCAATCCTTGGACTGTTGAGTTCTAATACCAAATCTCGAAAATCGGTATAAGAAATTGGCCCCTCTTTCATAAACCTACGACATTCTTTGCAGACCATCTTCCCTTTTTTGAAGTTAGTGCTGTTCAGATCGCGTTGACAATGTTGGCAAACCCGAGGGGCCATTGGGTTAGACCTTACCTTTGAGGAACTCGAACAGGCCCTGTGGGTCATCAGTGGCCCCTGGGCAGTCAATTTCCATATCCTTCAAGAACCGCTCGAAGTCCTCGGGGTCCTCGATGTTGTACACCCGAATATCCTTTTGCTCAGGATCGGGCGGTGTGTTCATTCGCTTGAAGCGGTCGATGAACTCACAGGCGGCGACGGCAACCGCAGCAGTCTTCAAGAAGGCAGACCGGATATCGTCAATCTTCTCGTTGAGGTTGGGGAACCCAGGCTTCATCCAACGGGTCATCTGAGCCTGCATGTAGGCCATCCAGATGTGCGGACTGGTATTCAGTCGCATGTCGATTTCCGGGGTGTAGCCCTTGTCGAACTGGTGGCATCGCTCTTCAACGAGATCATTGAGGACATTCGCGGTCCCCTTGAGCCACTCAGCATACATTTCCGTTTTCAACTGCGGGTCATTCGCCAATTCGTCAGCGATGGCTTTGATCTGGTCGTCGAGTTCGCTCATTTCCACACCATGAAGATAACGCAAAGAAGGACGATAAACCAAATGAACAAAGAAAGCTCTGTCACTTAATGGCACTCCAACAAATGAGCACCGCCAGGACGACAAAGGGGACGACCACCCAAACCAGGGAACTAAGAACATTCTTCCCCGGCCAAGTATGGTCGATCTCTTCTTCAACCGGAGGAAGTTCACCAATCCAAATGGGAGGTTCCGGGGTCTTGTACTGCTCACGTTCAGCTTCATCAAGGGCCTTTGACAAAATAGCCCTTAATTCCTGGCGTTCAAGCAGATCGCGAAGGCAATTGTCTTCCATCTTCTCTGTCCTTAACCACTTTGATTTCTTGCTTGATAGCGGAAGGAGGGGCAGGAGACGTGAACCTAAAGTCCACGTCCCCATCGAAGACCTGTTTATTCAGGCTCACCATCCACATCTTCCTCGTCGCCGAAGTCATTCGGCTCGTCGAGAACGTCCGCCTTGACATAGCAAGTCCGCGCAGCACGCGCCTTGGCAAGGTTCGCACACAGCTTCTGGTGCGTCTCCGGGCTGGTCGCCGGCTCACCGGCAGCAACACGGGCCTCACGCTTGGCAACACGAGCCGCACGAGCCTTGGCACAATTGACGCGAAGCTTTTCGCGGGTCGCTTCACTGATTACACGAGTGGCCATCTTCTTCTGTCCTTCTGTGAAAAAATTGAACAATTCGCCGATGTGCATACAAGTCTTGGGCAAACCCCATTAAGACTGTGATTGCATTGGGATCACCTTTGGCAGCGTTGAATGAGAGCTTTGCAGCCTTCATTGCTCGACCATCAACCGGCCAGCGGCGTTGCCATAGGCGACCATCTTTGAATTGCTTGCCTACAAACCAATAGGCTCCCATAGAGGGTATCCTCCATCATTAAGGGAGTGAATTATGTGGGTGGTAGATGTAGGGGGGTGGGTGGTTAGCATAGGGGGCCAAGTGTCCCCATGTCTCTCCATGTGTATACAAGTGTATACAAGTATATACATGGAGTTCTACTCTAGGTTTTCTCTATTGTTCTTATTTGTTCTTATCTCTTATTCTTCTCTAATCCATCATCTACCATCTAGGACCATCCACTTCTCATCAGATACCGTCCCCCCTTCGGGGGCCACATTCTATCATCAAGTAGCTTGTCCTAGTCCCCCCTACCCTCATTATCTGAGTACCTTTAAGTATCTTTTTGGTTGTCTCTCTTCTACTCTTCCATTCACAAATATGGGTCAAAGTGTTACAGAGACAACCTCAGTCTCAGCATAGTCATCGTAGTCGGCTTCTCTATCAAACTTCCACCTTCCGCGCCACGCTTTGAAGTGCCCGTCTCTTTTTGGAGGACTTGAGTTTGCTGCGATGAAGTTTTGCAATTCCAGGGTTTGCAACTCGTCCCTTTGTGCGGCTGCCGACAGGTGCTGCTCCTGGGAAAGGGCGTCGGTTAGGGTGGCGATCACTCCCGCCAGCGCATCGAGCCTGTCTTCGTGACTTAATGCGTTCCTTTCGCGCGTCATATGTGTCAGTTGATACCCGAACTTTTCGTCGTTCCGGGCGATTGCCTCGTCGAGGACGATCCGGTGATTTAGTAGGACGGGTTCGAGGGTGTCGCAAATCCTCAACTCCTTCGCCCCGGCCACACGTATTTCTTCGCAACTGCAACCGGCGCAGTCGTCTTTCCTTTTTGCAGGCCAAATCTTTGCTAAGATCGGCTGAAATGCTTTCATCCATAGACCGTCTCCAAAGTTGCTTTCGATGTAAATCTTATCTACACCATAGTTCTTAGCGTCCTCCGCTATTTGTTGCATCCTGAGATCATAGGCGTCGAGCGGCACACACCCTGCGTCAGCATAGCGGTCAACCATAAGGCTACGGGCCTCAGCACCGGTCATCCCGCTCATCTTAAGCACCCAATAGGTCCCGTTGAGCACCCCAATGATTACCCAGGCTGTCTCGTCTTCCCCTCGACCACTGGTGTCAACATACATGACCTTGGTATCATAGTCACTCCAATCATTGTCCTGTGATCTAAACAGGGGGCCTATCCAGTAATCTCCGGTGAAGCCCCAATTAGGAATGTCCCGCAGGAAGTTTCTCTTCTCGGTGTCCCTTCCCCACTGAACTATCCTTGGTGCCCTCTGCGCATTACATGGGAATACCATGAAATCTCGTTGCTTTAGTGGATACCTCGCCTCGTCGGAAACGCTCGTGTCCAACATGTACTGGAGGCACCAGTTGAGCTTCCCCTGGATTTCACGTTTCAGTAGGGTTTCATCGTTGAACCTTGTGTCTGTTGGCAGGCCAACCATACCTGGATCATCTGCCAGGGCCTGTTTGATTTCCGGTGCCAGGGTGTCGATTGTCCTTCCCTGCATATCGGAGAACAGGTAGTGTTGATGGCACTCAAAGGACGGGTATCTGGCAGGCCAGACCCAAGCTCTGTAGCCACGTTCTTTCACCAGGGAGGCATATATACTTTCTTCTGACTGCGGGGTCCCCAGGAAGATAATGTCTCCGCCAGGGTATCCTCGTTTTGGATCAGAAGGGTAGATAATGTTTGAGAACTCCAGGGTTCGATCTGACAATTCTTTGCGTCGTTCTTCGGTTCTGCTGTTCTCCCAAATCTCAACGTCATCAGCGATGATGGTAGAGGCACGGTCGCCGGTGATCTGACCAGTGACCGACTGCGCTTGCACGCTTGGTGACTGGGTATTGCTCGCACCCTTGACATCGAACAAATCAAAGCTGTCTCGCTGCCAAGTTTGCGGGCGAAGGTGTGCCAGACAAGGAAGGGTTAATAGGACTTCCTTGACCTGCTTAACGAACTTCTTGGACTTCGGCTGCGTCGCGGACAAGATCAAGACCTTCTCTTCCTCGGGGTTCCTGAGCAGGAGCCAGAGGGTGTAGGCAGCCAGGATTTCTGACTTACCTACACCACGAAACGCCTCAATCAGATCGAGCCGGCCACGGTCGGTCATCAAGGTTTCCCCGTACAGCGCCCACCCATGTTGAATGAAGGACGCTATTTGATACTGTGCAGGGGTTGGGTCTTGATTTGGCCGAAGGTGCCGGAACACGACATACAAGAAGTTCCTAAAGTCTTTCACCAATGGATCGTCGGGATTGACATTAGGATGCAGCGGAAGAGGCACGCTTGTCCCTCCGAAGGGGCTTCTTCGGTTCCTGGAAGAAGGGGAGGTCCCCATAGTCTGCCATGAACTGTTCAGTTGACACGGGTTTCCGTTCAGTCGGGTAGTCTTTCAAGAACTGACGCACGACATTCAGGAAGGACGCTTCAACAGGAAGCCGAGAGATTGATCCATCCTCGTTTGTAACTTTGTATCCACCATTAACCAATGCGTCATAAAGACCATCGGTGAAGGCTTCAAGGAGTTGGGATTGGGTAGCCATTGTTTTTATTCTCCAAGGAACATTTTGCGTTCAGCTTCGCGTCGTTTGACCAGACCATTGAGGACTTTACCACCGGCTTTATTCCATTTCAGGAATTCCTCGGCGGCGGAGGCTTTGTCATCACTGTTTAGGCGTCGGAGCAGGGTTGATTTCTTAAGGTTTCCTTCACCAAGATTGTAGGTAAACGACACCAGGGCATCAAATTCGTTTTGAGATACTGGCACTGTTACCAGTTTCAGAACAGAACGCTCGAAGCGGTCGAGGTCGCTCTTTAGCATGTTTTCGGCCTCGGCCTCGGTTATGGGCAACGTCCCTGAATTGATAGCGTTGGTTGTCCCGTATCCGATAGTCCACACGCCTGCCGGGCATTTGTAGGGCTTCGATCTGAACCCCTCGAAATGTTTAATCAGGTCGATCCCGGCTTGGCTCGTATCCCCCAGGAACGTCCCTCGGTCCTCGTTTTCGGGATATGTGGGAGCCATTCTGGTAATAGGGGAAGAGGGGTCAGGGGCTTCCGGGTGTCCTCGTACCAGGGAAATAGCCTCGGCCTCCGCAGCAGCCAAATCGGCTTCTTCCTTAGCTTTGGCTTCCTCGGCTTGACGTACAAGCAGGCGGGCCGCAGCTATATCCTTGGCTAGGGCTTGTTTCGCAGGGTCAACAGTGACCTTTGACGGGACCCTCTCCAGCATCCGGGACCCAAACCAGAAGGCCATGATGCCAGAAGTAGTTGCCCACAGCCAGTCAGGGACTGTCGCGAGAGCATTGAAACTCAGACTTGACCCTTCCGGGTCTATACATGCCCACGCGATCATTCCAAGAGAGGCATAAGTGCACACCGGTCTGACTGTTCGATTGACCCCCTCAACGAAGCTATCCCAGTAAGTCCGGTTCGTCCTGTCCCCGAACTCTGAGGTATACGCTTGCAATACCAGGGCTTGTTCATCCGCCAGGGCTTTGTCCTTTTCGTCCCTGGCTCCCCATACAGATTTGATTATGCTGTTGGCTCCACCAAGGACACCTTCGACAATTCCGGCTATTGCAGGAGCAATCATGGGTTATTCTCCAAAGACAATCACATCAAACATAACCGACGTAATTGGAACTACTGATGTGGTGATTTGCTTTACAGACAGTCCTTGTCCAGCCCTTAAGTAAATCGGGTCAGCACTGTAGTCCTCCACATACGAAGTGTCCGTTGTAGTCGTTACTTCCTCGGGGTTCTGCCTAAATTCACTGAAAACCCATCCATTTGTTTCGGTTACGGTCGCTAAAGTCATAGCGTTCAAAAACGCAGGCAATGCAGTTGTAGCCTTATATTTGGTATCTTTTGGGGCCAATGTTACATTAGCTCCACCACCAATGGCGATGTCTGTAATACGCCACAAGGCGTATTTGATTGCAACACCGGTTACAGTGGCATGGATAACAGAGTTTACTTTTATCTTTTTCACTTGCAGATATTGGTATTCAGTAGCAGTTGCCTTTACGAATATAGCACCAACTGATGCATTTTGAGCACCTGTGATGGAAAGGCAAGGAATGACGGCAGCATATGCAGACATTTATGGGTTACTCCTTAGATAAAGGTCAATGAACCCAACGAGGGCCACTGCGACGGTTAGGACCCCGGTGGCCCCATATGTGAATTTCTCAAGAAACCTAAGACGTTTTTCATGGTCATCGTCTCTTAAGCGGCTTGTTTCGTGTTCTGACAAGAGGGCGGCACTGAGGGCGTCGAGCTTTGCTTCGATACGCCCTAGCCTAGACCCAAGGTCTAAATCATCCATTACATATCCTTTAGGTCAAGCTGTTCATGCCGTAGATGTAGTATTTGCCAGCGTTAAATGTTCCGGCTGATTTATAGAGGCGGATACCTTCGATGGGGAAACTGTGGAAAGCACCACCATCACCCCTATATGATAGCATCACATACTTGGTTGCTCCGGTGACGCGCATCATTTGGCACCAGTCCAAACTCATCATAGGGTATGTACCTGCTACGATTAGGGAAGTGTTGGTGAACACATACGCTGCTGAGAATATATCATCTACATTGAAAATGTCAACAAGCTTTATTGTAGAGTCACTGTTATCATACGCATCGTAAGAACCAGTTCCCACCAGGGACACTTCACAATACCAACCATAATCGGCTACGCCAGTTTTGTACGCTCCATCAAGTTTCCACCGCATAAGGATATCTGCATCAGCGGCGTCTGCTGTCTTAATCCCCACCACAATGAGTTTAATCATTTTGTAGGTGTCAAGGTCTGCTGGTTCGATGTCTAAAGAACCACCGGTAATGTCTCCGCTCTCAAGAGGGACCCAGGCACTAATCCCAGTCATTGCCCCAAGCCCAACAGCGGGCATTACCCCGCCGGCTTGGAGTTCAGGGACATCCCCTTCGGCTACCCCTGTGTCAGTCAATGCAGCAGTACCAAGTCCTAAAGCACGCTGCATTGCTTCGTTATCTGCACATGACAAAAGAGTGATTACGTCCGGTGTAGCATCCAAAGCACTGGGGGCTAATCCATGCCAATCCCAAGCACCCCCGGAGGCAACAAGGGTCAACCCGTCTTCCCCAGGGTTATCTGGTATAGGGACGTTACCTGCTGCGATAGTCAAGGCATCAACGTAATCCTTGGTTACAGCGTCCCCCCCTTCGGTTGGCAAGGCCAAATCACGGATGTTCTTGCTTCCCGCTGTGTATTGATTGTCCACCCCATATGGAAGTCCTGAAACTGAGGCCGTGTCCACAGCTTCTTGCGCCATAAAGAACCCCTGGAGACTGTCGGTGTCCATATCTGCTTCGGTGATGACAGTCCCGGCCACCCAGTCAACAAGTCTCGTTGCATAGCTGGTGTTCCTTAGAATGACAACATCATCCCCTTCGGATAGTCCTACATCGAATTTTAGTGTAGAAGCACCGGTTAGGGTCCAGTCTGGTTCAAGAACACCATTGACAAAGGCGAAGATGTGGTCCTCGGAAATGTATGCAAAAGAGAAAACAAAATTGACTTGCCCGGCTGTTGCTACATATTCGTCGCGTGCATAGAAGGCCATGATTTACCTCAAGTTTTGATAATGTAGTTAAGCACTTGCCAGGGCTGAGTATTTGAGTGCGCGGAACCACTACCTGCTGCATCAGTAGCTTGAAGTGTAGTACCAGTTGTACCAAGAGCAGCTTTTGTTAAGGCCCCACCAGTGGTGACAGAGATAGTGGTAGTATGTGTGTGCGAAGCCAATTCAGCAGTTATGAGGGTATGCGTTTGAGCACCACCAACACCGCCGAGGGTATCCGCTTGGGCACCACCTGTTGAAGCAGAGGTAACACGCGCGGCATCCACACCACCCATGTTGTCTTTACCAAGAGCAAGGCGACCACGAAGGTCTGGCATATTGAAGGTTGTTGAACCATCACCAGCACCATAAGTGGTTCCAAACAACGCAAAAAGGGTTGCGTAAGTCGCTCGAAGTACAGCTTGCCCATTGCAGAACAGATATCCAGCAGGGCAAACATCGTCTGCCCAAATGAAGATCATTCCTGCTAAGATGCCTGTACCTGGGATAGCATATGTAGCATCTGCCTTAAGGAATTTACCAGCAGCGGCATCGCCAGCAGCAGGCGCAGGACAGGCACCTTTAGTTCCACCTGCCCCTGCATCCCCCACCATGGTCACATATTGATCTGCGGTAAACCTACCACCGACACCAAGTAAAGGGATTTTCCCTTGTACTACCCCGATATCTTCGACGGCAGCCGTACCAAGTAAGGTTGTAACATCAACCCAGGTCCAACTATCCTCAGCATCGGCATATAGGACGAAGCCTACTTCGCCTGCTTCTGGTCCGACTACGTTTCCATCTGCGATAACCAAGTCATCAACATAGCCTTTAGTTGCGGCATCTGTATCTAACACAGGTTCTCCCATGTCTCTGACCAGGACACCATCGAGATCGAAGTTCCCGTCAATATCCACAAGTCCCAGGTTTAGCGCAACCAAATCGTGTGCTTCCTGGGCCAAGTAGAATGCTTGTAGGCTGTCTATATCCAGGTCATCTTCGGTAATGACTGAACCAGCCACGTAGTCGATAAGTCTTTCGTCTGGAGAACTCGCCCTATAGATGACCAGTTCATCACCTGCATCACAGGGGTCTACCATTTCAACGAGAGTTGGGGAAGTGAACTCAAAGTCCACTCCCTCCAACTGTACGACGCTGTTGAGGATTACCTGCACATGCTCTTCCCTCAGATAAGGGAAAGAGATGGCGAACTCCGTTTGTCCGGCTGCCGCCGAGTATTTGTCATATGCATAGTAAGCCATTTCTTACTCCTGTAGTTTCGGGATGATCCCGTTGTCTTGAGCATACCGCATTGCTGCTGATGGTGCCCACAAGTTATTGAATGGTAGCAAACGAATGAATTGCTTGGCTGCCATTCTGGCTTCTTTCTCTGGTTCGCTTTCGGGGTCAGTCATACCAATGACATGAGACATAGCTGACACGAAAGTTTCGAAAGTCCCGAAGGAGGGACCGAGCAGGGTCGTAGCGGCTGATCTCTCAGCGGTTCTTGAGGCAATTCCTGGGAACACCCCAGGCACCCCTTGTTTAGCCATCCACTTGTTCAGGCTGGCACCGCCAACCTTACCAGCGAACTCGATGGGTTGCCCCATAGGTCCTGGCAGCGGGGATCGGAGAAACCCTTCCCAAAGCAGGTTCAGGTTCTTTCCTGACGCCAAATCATCAATCTGCTGATTTATGTGTTTCGGGTCAGTACCCCCAAGCCAAGGGCGAATTGCCATCCCGAGAAGCCCTAGGGTGATGCCGGAAATGAA